GGTGCCCGCCAGACAGTAGATCTTGGGCCCGTAGATCGAACCGGAGTAGTCGGCGTCGTCGACCGCCATCAGGATCAGATCCACCCGCGGCAGCGTGGACACCGGGGTCACGGTGACATTCAGCGAGGCATCGTTCATCACCGCATAGCCGCCGCCGTCCGATGCCGGGGTGGGCACGATGGCCCGGCCCGGCGACACCGACACGGTCATGTTGGGGGTGCCTTGGGCCGAGGTGAGCAGCCCGGTGACGATGCGGCCCACCCCGGACAGTGGGTCGGATGCGACGTCGAGCAGCATCCCGGCCAGCATCCGATCATCGAGCGCGTTGTAGGCCCCGCTTTGCAGGTACAGCGCTTTCAACGTCATGATCTCTCCTAGCCTGCGATTTGCTGACGCAAGATCCAGTCGTCGACCGTGTAGTTCCAGGGGATGGTGGTCCCCGACCCGTCCGACGGTGGGCTACCGGTCACCTTGAGGTAGACGCCGAGATCCACGGCGACGTCGGAGAACGCGGCTGCGGTGGTGCCCGCCATCGGGGTGGTGGCGTTGGCGCCCAGGTTGACCGTGGCCACGTCCACATCGGTCACGGTGCCGCCCGCGTTGCGCCACCACACGCCCAGCTTGGCCGCCGCCGGGACGGTGGATTTGACCACGGTCTGTGCGTTCCACTTGACGTTGTTACCCGACACGCCCATCCCGAGTGAGCGCACTTCCGACGACAGCCCGGTGATCGAAATGCTGGTCGTCTTCCAAAACGTGGCGCGCAGCCGGGCATCGTAGGGCCGGGCGTACCCGTAGTAGGTCAGGTTCGTGGTGGGACCAGGGCCCAGCTCGATGCCGCGTAGTGTGCCGTCCCGGATCCGGTCGGCGATCCCGCCGATGTTGATCAGGTTGCAGGAACCCGTCAGGTAGCGGCCCGGCCACTGGTATTGCACCAGATTGGGGAATGAGTTGGTGGTGGGTCCGATGGCGCCGGTCGCGGGTGGGGTGCTCACGGTGTGCGCGCCGATCACCGCGATGCCGCCTTCGGACCAGTACCAGTGCTCCCAGAAGATCAACAGGTCGAACGATTCCCAGTCCCCGGCGATGGTGCCCACCGCTTCGGCGAACCCGGCCGGGTCGTACCAGAGGTAAGAGCGGGTGTTGCCGTCCACCGCATCGAACTGGCCTTGCCAGGCGTGATCCACTCCATCGGAGCCGGTAGCCGGTTTGAACGCGTTAGCCCCGGTGTAGTTGCGCCAGGCGTAGGGGGAGATATCGAAAGATCGTTTCTCCCGGGTGACCACGGGGGTGGAAGCCACGTGGCTCATGCGGAACGACCAGTCGCCCGCTAGCGCGTCCGGGCCGCCGACCAACAGGCCCTGTTGCGAGTTCACCCATCCGTCCAGGCGTTTGCCCTCATAGCCCGGGTTGGGCAACAGGTTGGGCCCGGTGATCACCGCAGTGGAGCCCTGCGCGGGGCGTGCGGCGGCAGCTAACCGGCGCTCGGCCGTGGACAGTCGCTCTTCGGTGCGCGTGAGCCATTCCGAGAGTTCGATCGAGCGAGCGACGCGGGTCATGGGCGGCCTCCTAGGGCACCGGGATGATCGTGGTGCCGTCGAGCAGCGCAGGCGCCATCGTGATGGTGACGGTGTCCATCTGTCCGGCCTGCACGGAGATCGCGGCGATGCGCACTTGAATGTCGTAGCCGTCTACGAACGCGGGGCCCGGGGGCACGATCAGCCGACAGTCATCCCCCACCCCGTAGCTGCCCATGATCGGATCCTCGTCCGCGTCCGGTAGTTTGATCTTGACCGAAAGGATGATGCCGGACCGCGCGGCCTGCTCGGCTTTGGCCTTCTCATCGAGCGTGGATTGCACGGACACGTCGGTGAAGCTCAGCGCGTCCTCCAGGCGCACCCATCCGGCGCCGTACATGAACCGCGCCTCATAGGAAGCGAACAGCGGGTTGGACGCATCGGCGGTGTTGGTCGATACGCAGTCGATGAACGTAGTTGAGGACGCGCCGTCCTCCTCCCACTCGACGATCTCGCAGTTCACCCCGACGATGAACGTCAGGTGGCTCTGCGCCAGGCTGCGACCCAACCGCGGGTAGCCGACTTCGAACCGGTCTGACCAGATCCCGTTGGCGTAGATGGGGCTCGACTTGATATCCGGCCCGTCGATCACGCCGCACAGGTTGCGGATCATCTCGCCGTAGCTCTTGCGGTCCGCCCCGTAGTAGGTGCGGTCTCGACGCTTGCCGGTGATGACGTTGCCGATGGTGGTCACGCCGAGCGCCCCGTAGGGGTCGCGCTGCGGTAGGTCGATCAGCGTGGACAGGATCGAGGATTGATCGATCTGAGTAAAGATCATGGTTTGCCGGATTCGGCGCCGGTCCCAGTAGGACATGATCTCGTCACAACTGATCTGCATCAGGCCGTCTGCGTTCATGGCCCGTTTCCACAGGATGCCCGACCACATCGGGATGGACCCGCGCAGCACGCCGATCATCACCCGGCCCGGCAACATGACGTCGACCAGCCCGCCATCGAACACCGGGATGGTGGCTTGCAGCGGTCCGGCCGCGTTGATCCGGGACTCATAGGTCAGGCTCGACCAGGGAGCGGTGGCCAGTACCTGTTTCGTTTGGATGGCCCGCACGATGAGCGTGGTGGATGTACCACCGCCGAATCCGGTCATATGATCATCACCGTCACAGGTACGCGCTCTGCGTGGCGACGTAACAGGTCCCGTTGCCCGACTGCGCGAACAGCCGGACCGTCCAGGTGCCGGGCGGGATGACCGGCCACTGTGCCCCGATGCCGATCAGGTCGCGGCGCTCGACTCCGTTCAAGATCACGTGATAGTCCCGGGTCACGAGCAGCACGTCGGTGGACCCGAGCGAGACGTTGATCGGAAACAGGGTGTTGCCCACCACTTCGATGGTCGGGTTCAGTAGCGGCCCGGTGAGCTGACAGTCGACCGGCGCTCCCACGTTGCCATAGTTGATCATCTGGGTCTGTCCGACCATCTGACTGGCGGGCGGGTACTGCCAACCCTTGGGCGCCACGTAGTTGGGTGCGCCGCTGGCCAGGGTGTAGCCACGTTTGTAGGTGCGCCCGGTCAGCCGAGCCCCACCCGCCACCAACAGCGCAGACTGCGGTAGCCCCGTGTAAACGCGCGGGTCCGGGCACCAGAACTGGAGGTGGATGTCTCCCAGCCGCCAGTCATAGCCCATGTCCGACGGCATCGCCGAGCGCCGCAACTTGCCGTAGACGATCCGTCCGTCGGTGAGTACCAGGCGTTCCACGGCCTTGCGCGAGGGACCGAGTAAGAGCAGCGCGGCCCGGCGCTTGGCCTCCAGGTCGGTCGGACTATCGCCGCGGATGCCCAGCGAGAGCGTGATCACCCGGGGGGAGACCTGGTCGGTGCCGGTCCACGCGCCGTCGATCTGCGGGCGGTCCACGTCGGCCGCTTCGATATCGGGCAGGCCGTCGATACCGTCGATCTCGGTCACCGGGTAGGCGGTGCCCGGACCGAAGATCAGGTTTCGCCACTGGCCTGGCTGCGTGGATCGCACTAGTACACCCGCGCGGCGACCAGCACCAGATCAAGGAACCACACGGCGATCCCGGCCGCCAGCAGTACCAGCCCGTAGGTTGCCACCGGGTGCGGGCGGGACGCCACGAACGCGGCCCCGGCCGCCAACAGGAACGCCAGGATCAACAGCACGATGTGAAGCGGGTTCATGTTCTCCTCCTAGGCGGACACCAGTCCGCCGATCTTGGATGCCCACTTGATCGCATCCGAGACGTCCTGGGGCTTGAGTTGGGTACCGAACGATCGCGCATCGATGTTGTAGGTGTGCCCGCCGATGGTGGCGCTGGCCTGGCCGCTGCGGTTGATCGAGCCGGATACCTGTTGGCCGCCGATGGTGGCGCTTCCGGAGATGCCTTGATCAGTCTTGGCCACCTGATAGCCGATGTTCTGCCCGGCGATGTTGAGCGACCCGGACGCCTGGCCGGTCGCCTTGATCATGTCCATCACGCTGCTCAGCGTCTGTTGGATCTTCGGGATCCAGCTCTGGAGTCCGGCGTCCAACCCGCGCATGACGTCCACACCGATGTCCTTCATGATCCCCGACGGGGAGTGGATGTTGAGCGCTCGGCGCACCGGTTCCGGGATGAGGTTGGTCAGGTAGCTCACGATCGAGGGGCCGAGTTGCTGTAGCCCGTTCAGTAGGCCGTTCATGATGTCCCGGCCCATGTTGATCATCTGGCCGGGCAGGGCCTGCAATGCACCGATGATCTTCCCGGGGAGCGCCTGGGCATCGGTGATGATCACGCCGATCACCCGCACGGACTCATCGCGGGCCCGGTTCCACCCGGTGACCAGCGAGTCCCACAGCATCTGCGCGAACCGGGACAGCGCGGCGGCCACCTTGGGCGGCAGTTCGTTGACCTTGTCGCCGAACCGGGAAAGATCGTTTCCGGTGTCGCTCAGCGACTTGTTCACGTGCGCGCCGAAGCCCTCGACGTCCTGGTACGCCTGGACGAAAGAGGACTTCATCTTGGCGCCCCAGTTGCCCACTGCGGTGCCGAAGTTGGTCACGTCGGTCACGGCCTGGCCGAACGAGGTACCGACCTTGGTCGCCCATTGCTCGATGGCCGGGCCGCACCAGGCGAAAAACTCTTTCAGTAGGGCGAACAGATGATCAACCGCGTTGCGGAAGCTCTCGGAGTGGTTGTAGGCGTAGATCAGCCCGGCCGCCAGGGCCGCGATGACCGTGATGACCAGACCGATCGGGTTGGCCGCCATGGCCGCGTTCAGCGCCCACCACGCGGCCCGCATCGCGTTCAGCACGTTGACGATGGCCATCCAGGCCAGTTGGGCGGCCACGGCCGCATTGAACGCGATCGTTCGGGCGGTCGCGGCCAGCAGTGCCACGCCGAGAGCGATCAGGACCTCTTTGTACTGGCCCACCCACGTGATCACGTTGCCGATGACGCCGATGAACCCGGTGATCCCGTTGATCACTTGGTTGAGCGCGTTCAGCACGACCAGGTACGCGGGCGCCAGCTTCTCGCCGAGCGCGGCTTGGGCGTTCTCCGTCTCGGCCGCCACCCGTTTCTGCGAGTTGGCCACAGAGTCGGACGTGCGCGCGAAGTCGCCTTGCGCCTGCCCGGTCTGCTCCATGATCAGCGCGCGGGTGGCGATGATCTCATCACCTTTGGTGATCTCGGCGCTGGTCGCGGCTAGGCCCATCTGGAGAGCCTTTTGGTTGACCATCTCCTTATTGATCAGTACGCCGAACCGCTCGATCGGGTCATACTCTCCACGGAACGCCGCTCCCAGCGCGGTGATCGCCTCGTCCGGGGTGGTCCCGGCGAATGAGGCCATGTCCCCGGCCAGCCCGGTCATCTGGGTGGAGAAGTCGGCCAGTGGCTGACCGGTCAGCCCCACCGCCTTGCCGAAGGTGCCGAAGGTGTTGGCCGCCTCCAGGGCCTCACGCTTGCTCATGCCGAACGAGGTAGATGCCCGGCTCGCGAAGTTCTCGACCGACCCGGCCGCCTCACCGAACTTGACGTTGGTAACCGACATGGCGTCTTCGAGCTTGGCGAACGCGTCCACCGACCCGGAGACGAACTGGAGGACTTTCTCTCCCGCGGCGGCCAGTAGCCCCCCGGCCAGGCTGCCCACTGCGGTGCCCAGCGCCGTGCCGATCATGGCGCCGCGCGAACGGGCCTCACCCTGGGCACGGTCCAACTCGGACATGTCCAGTCGGATGCGGCCGACCAGATCGGGGAGCAGCGCCACTCAGATCACCCCGGAGCGTTTACACGGCGTCGGGGGCGGTTGCGTTCCAGGGAGTTGGACACCGCCATGAGCCACCCGGCCCCGCCGCTTCCACGGGCCGCCGGACGCTTTACCGGCTCTTGACCCTGGGGGCCCGGGTCGCCGCTCGCCTCGCGGTGCAGCTCGGCCAGCCCGCGCAACTGGCGCGGGGTCATTTCTTCCCACTCTTTTTGTGATCTTTGGAGGATGACGAGTGCGATGTAGTACCACCGGGCGAACGGGATGCGGACCGGCGCGCCGCCCGGTTCGGCTGGCTCGATGTCACCGGTCCCGTCAGTTCCCCCGCCATGGCCTGTTGCCCCAGCTCCCCGAACGCGTCGGTGAACGCCAGCGTGAACGCGGTCGTGATGGTGTCCAGGTCGGCCGGTCGGATGCCGGTGGCGATGGCCTTGCGCCCCGCGGGGTTGTCGTCGAACACGTGCAGTAGACCGGCATGGATAATGTCGATCAAGAGTTTGACCACCGGGCGATCGAGGGTGACCTGACCCTCCTCATCGGTGATCATCGCTTGCATCTCGGTGACCGAACCGAACTGCGTTTCGATCTTCTCCAGGGAGAGCATCGAATAGATCAACTCGTGTTTGTCGTCGCCGATCGCGACCCACTGGCCGGATCCGTTACCGGTGCCGGGCATACGGCACGTCCTCTCATGATCAGTGCATCCGGCGCGTCGGGGTGCGGCGGCCGTTTACACGGTGAAGGGAGCGGACCGCCACGGTGGCCGCACCTTCATGGGTGCCATCGGGAAGGGTCTGTGATCAATCAGCTCAGGCGAACGGGTCTTCCGGCTCCCACGGGTCGGGCGCGTCGTAGGCATCGATGATCACGACGTCCACCCACGGGGAGGTCCCGGTGGGCGGGTTGACGTTCATCTCCGCTGACACCGTCTGGTAGTCCTCCTCGGCCGCGCCGATCTCCGGGAAGGAAGATAGTGAGCACTTGCTCAGCACGAACGCCACTGCGCCGCCGGGGGCGTCGGCCGCCGCGGACACCGCGCGCAACCCGAACGACTTCGGGAACGCATCCGAGAGCAGCGACCAGCCCTGACCGGTGTAGGGCACCGTCGCGCTGGCCGTGCGATCGCTCACGGTGCCGCCGAGCATGATGGCCAGGTTCATGAGCGACAGCTTGGCGTTCTCGATGGCCGCCGTCAGCCCGGTGATGATCGATTGCTGGTCGATCAGCCGGTTGTCCCCGCGCAGTTGCTTGGTATCCATGTCCCCGGACAGGGCCAGGCTCTTGATCCCCGGGACGTCGAACCATTCGCCGTAGGTGGCCAGTGCACCTACCGCATCGGTGAGCACGGTGGCTATCTGGCAGTGCTGCACGGCGTAGACCTTGGTAATGCCTTGATCGGCAACCGGGGTCGGGGTGGTCATCGATTCCTCCTCACGGCGCTGGGTTTGCCAGCACTCGATCTATCTGCACCGTCACGATGGTGCGTCGTAGGTTGTCGCTGGCTTGCGCCGAGCGGGTCAGGATCTGCACCCCGTAGCAGACGATCAACCATGAGGGCAGTTTGGTGCGGTGCATCAGCCAACAGATGTGATCTTCGAGCCCGATTTCCTCGACGCGGGATCCGTCGGCCGCGCGCAGCGCCTGGTAGATGTCCACCTGGGCCTGTTCGCGGATGCGTAGCTCGCCCTCGGCGTCGGTGTCACCGGACGGGACCACCGTCCAGGCCACCCCTTCGGTGATCACGACCAGCGGGAGCGGGGCCTTGGGTGGGGCGAGATCCCGGAACACGGTCACGCCCAGCCCGGCCGACTCGATCACGTATTTGAGCGCCCCGCTCACGGTGGCGTTGGTGACCACGGGAGTGCCCACGGCTACCGCAACCCCTTGATCATCTCGCGTTCGTAGCGGGCCTGGGCCATGGCCATCCCGGGCCGCAGGAACGGCTGTGCGCGCATGTAGCGCGTACCGAACTCCACGAACGGTGCATAGGGCACATCGTCGAACAGGACCCCGGTCACGTCCGAATGTGCCCCACCGGTGTCGATGTCGGTCTCGATGCCACGCCGCAAGCGCCCGGTGTCGACCGGGCACCGCTTGCGCGCCTCCTCGGCCGCCATCTCCAGGAGATGATCGAGGTTGGCCCGCAGGCCGGTATCCCAGTCGTCGAGCGCGCGCACGATGGCGTCCCGCCACTGGCGCTCATTCTCCCAGGTCACCGATGCGGGCATGGCGAGATCAACTTTCGGCCGGGCCGCGCTTGGTCCACAACGTCCAGTCGACGTCGGGTTCCTTGTTCATCTCGTCGGTGTTGAGCGTGGTGGCGCCGACCGACAGGTTGATATCGCCGCCGCCGGTGTCGATCTGCGTGCTCCTCGCCCGCTCGGCGTCCTGTTCCGTGCTCGCGCCCGTGCCGCTGCTCTTGGCGTCCTTGGTAGCCATCGCCCTCTCCTAGATCATTACCCGGTTGGTTTTGTACGGCTCAAGCCAGGCATCCACAATCGGATCCCCGGTGGTGCGCTCGGTCGCCGGTGAGCCCTGGCGCTGGGTGGGCGGCCCCGGGTCGGATTGATCTTGCAGGGTCGGGGCGGGTGGCATGCCGATCGGGTTGCCCTCGGCATCGGCCTGCCCGTCGAACTGGCCGGGGCTGTAGAGCGCGGCCAGCCGGGCGGCCGCATCGATCACCGGGGCCGGGGTGGTGCGCCACCCGTAGTCACCCGCAACGTCGAACTCGGTTCCCGAGTAGTAGCCGCCGAACGGCGGGAACGTGTCGGTGCTCCAGGTGCGCCCGTCGTAGCCCAGCACCCCGACGTCGGTCGCGTAGGCGATCACCGGCAGGTAGCCGGTCCCCCACTCGTCGACCGGCACCCGAAAGCTCAGATCGTCCGGCTTGAAATGATCACGGCAGTAGCGATCGATGGTGATCTGTGCGCTCTCCAGGGCCGCCGCTATCTCGGTGTCGGTGCCCGCGGCACCCGCAGCCTTGGCCTGCGTGATGCTCGCGTAGCCGATCGGCGTGTCCGGGTCGGGGGTCGTCATGCTCGCCTCCCCCCGGGGTATCGGTCGTCCCCGGAGTGTTTACACGGTCCGGTCGCTCTTGCACATCCTCCGGACCGGCGTACCGGCGGGGCGGGATCGGCGCCAGGCAACACGGACAGGTGTCCGGTCTGGTCATCGGAATCCTCCGGTGCGAAGCTCGACCGCCCCGCCGGTACGTCGTCGTGCGCGGCACCCGTCAGACAACCGACTTCACGAACGCCGGGGGTGCGTACACCGCGAGCTGGGCCCGCATCTCGGCGAGGATCACCAAGATGTTCTTGACGAAATTGTCGGTATGCGAGTCGGACATCAGGATCCGCACCCCGGCCTTGCGCCACAGGGTGGCCGCCTCGCGGAACGCGCCGACCAGCATGGTGCCCGCGGCGATGGCCACCGTCGGCACCACCGGCAGCCCCCACACCCGCGGCCCGACCAGGCTGGACGGGTCGTTGGTGAAGATCCACGCGCCGTTGTCGTCGGTAGACAGCTCGACGTCTTCCCAGTCCACCGGGTTGAGCACGATCCCGGACGCGTCGTACCCGGCCACCTGCACCTTGGTGATCATCTTGCGGATGCTGACCAACTTCGAGTCGGTCGCCATGCTCTGGGTCTGCACACCGGCGGTGTTGAGAATGCCGCGGATGTTCGGCGCGGTGCCATCACCGTTCAGGAGCTGCGAGTCCAGCCGCTTCTCACACGAGTAGGACAGCCGCCCTTGGATGTAGCCGGTGAGCTGGGCCTCATCCTCGGCCGCCTGCCGGGTGATCGGCACCCACACGGCGATGGTGGCCAGCGCCTTGGACGCCACGGTGAAGGTAAACGCGCCTTCCGGCTTGGCGGTGCCTTCCGCCACTTCGATCGCGGTGTTGGCCGTGACCGGGCTAGCGGTCTCGATCACCCATTCGATCACGCCCGACGTGGCGGTTTGCTGATCGAGTAGGTCGGCCACCCGCAGTTGCGGGGTGGGCGCGTGCAGCACGCCGGGCACCCGCTGTGGCTGAGACGGGTACGTGGCCGTGGTGACCAGCGTGCGCAGGTCGGTGGCCCGGGGCAGGTTCAGGATTTCCGCGGTGCCGTGCGCGCCGCGCGCCATGTAGGCCGCCCCGCCCTCGGCGACCATCTGGCGCCAGTTGTCGGGGACCAGGCTGGCCCCGTCGCCACCGCGGGGCGGCCCATCTTCACCCGGTCCACGCTGGCCGCGTTCCCGGGGTCCGGGGTCGGGGCGCCCGTTGCCGCTTTCGGGTCGCCACCGTTCGGCCACCTCGACCGCGGCCAGCCGCTGACGTCGCGCGTTGGTGGCTTCGGTGATGGTGTTGCGGCGCTCGATCTCGGCGGCGATCTCGTCAGCCGCCCGCGCCTGGTCCTCACCCGCGTCCTCGGCGTCGAGCGCGGCGATCGCCTCATCACGGGCCGCGCGTAGCTCGGCGTCGGTGAACTGGGTGTAGTCGACCGCGGTACCGGTGCGGTCGCGGGTGTGCTCGGCTCCGAACGCACGGGCCCGCGCCCGCGCAATCTGCTCGGCGGTGAACCCATCGTCGGGGAGCATGATCAGATCCTTCCTGGTGTGATCAACTGAGTGGTCCGCAGGCGTGCACGGGCCACGAGTAAGGACCGGCGGGACGCAGGCCAACCCGCCGGGGTCTGTTGATCCTCTCGGCGTTGATCCTCTCGATCGGTCGGGGCGCTGCGCGCCTCTTCGAACTTGGCGCCGGGCACGGCCGCCATCCGCGCGGTGATCTGGGAGACCTCGACCAACTGCGCGGCGATGATCAGTTCCGGATCCTCCTCGTCGAAGATCACGCTCCGGAAGCCGACGGACAGCCCCGGGGCACTCGTGCGCGCCTTGGTCCGGGCGTCCCGGCCGTCACGGGTCTGGTCCCAGCGGCCCTCGATCCACAGCCCGTCGCTGCGGTCGGCCGCGGTGAACGCACCCACCGGGACCCACGGGTCGTGCATCCAACACAGCGCGTACGGCTGCGCGTCCAGCCCGCCCGCGGCCCAGGCGCCCGCCTGAAAGGTGGTGCCGTAGGCGTCGCGCACATCGGCCCGGCAGGCCCAACCGCGGAAGTGCGGTTCGCCCTCGGGTACGTCGTCGCGCAACTCCAGGTCGGCCAGCGCCACCGTGCGGACGGTGGTCGGACGCTGTTCGTCGCCGAGCGCGTACGCCGGATCTACATGATCAGATCGGGTTACCATCGGGGTCCCTCTCGTTCCACACGTAGATCCGCCCCGATCGCACCCGCTTGTCCAGGGTGCCGGGCCGGAAGTCCTCGATATCGGCCCACTCGCCGGTCTTGAGGTAGGTCCACACCCCGAACGTGCCCAGGTTGATCTCCAGGCGTTCCGGGTAGGCGCCCACGTACTCACCGGTGCGCCCGTCGCAGGGGCCGCCGCGCAACCGCACCGCCACCCCGTCGACCACGCCCGCGGGCGGGGCCGGGATGGTGCCGCGCGCCGTGTGCAACAACTGGCGTTGGTTGCGCTGCGGGTCGATCACGTCCTACCTCCAGTCGGAACGGGCACCGGGTGACCATTGCGTGAGTGATCATTGCGTCCATGACCGTTTACACGCGTCGGCGCAGGATCTTGCTCTGGGTCGTCTGGGTCGCCATCCGCACCGGGGTACGGATCGTTCTGATCGTCGGCGGGATCTCCGAACGGACTCGGTTGATCACCGAATGGGTTGTCCCCATGGATATCCGGGAGTTGGTGCGAGCCGATCGACGTAGCCCGCGCCCGGTAGATCGACAACGTCACCGCCCCGATGCCGTCCGGTAGCGGTTCCTGCCCGATCTCCTCGCGCGCCTCGTCCAAGGTCAACAGGTCCCGATCGACCAGTTCGTTGAGCCTGCTCACCTGCGCGTCGTTGGATTCCTGCAACGCTTCGATCTCGGAGACGTCGAACTCGGCCATGAACCGCGGGTCGGGTTGCGTGGTCAGGTCGATCTCCGATGCGACCACCTGCAACTTGGGCACGATGGTGTCCGACCACAGGGTGGTGCGCGCGGCGTCCCGGTTTTCGTAGGTGGTGCCGCCCATCAGGTAGTCCCGGGGCACCCCGTAGGCCAACATGACCTCTTCGGCGCTGCGGAGCCGGGTGTCCAGGTAGGCCACCTCTTCGGCGGTCAGCGTGATCCGTTCGTATTTGGCCGCGTTCGGCCCGGACAGCACCAGATGGCGCCCGGCGTCCTCGGGTCGTTCGTGCCGGGACCGCAGATCCGCTTTGATCTTGGCGTGGGTTTCCTCGTCCACATCGCCCAGGTAGACCACGCCGCCCGGGGCGCCGCCGCGGGCCAGGCTCGATGTCTGGTAGCGCCGCGCGTAGTCGTCCAGTTCGAGCGCATGACGCGCCGCGTCCAGCGGCGACAGGCACGACCAGATGTCATCCGGATCGGGGTAGCGCAGCCACAGCATTTCCTCCGGGAGCACCACCCCGGACCGGCCGTTGATCGAGTTGAGCCGGAAGCCGATCAGCACCGACAACCCGTCCTCGCGGGTGTTGTCCACGATGGGCTGCACACCCCAGGACGAATCGAGCACGTGTAGCGAGTCCACCTCACCCTGACCGGTGGCGCCGCGGTCCATGAACACGAACGCCTGGCCCTGGGTTTCCAGGCGCAGCCAGGTGATCTCGCGCAGCACCCGGGCGGCCATGTAATCGTTGGGGGCGTGATTCCACAGGTCGGCCACGCGATCCGGGATAGCCTCGCCCGATTCTTGATCGAGCACGTGCAGCGGGCAGGTGGCCGCGTTGGTGGCGATGGCCACGATGCACCGGTAGGCAACTGCCGAGTTGCGCCAGCCGGTCCCGTACTGCCCGTACCACTGGTACAGCCCGTCCAGGCCCATGGTCACGTGCAGCCCGTCGGGCCCGACGTGGGAGGGGACGCCGACGCTGAACCCGTCACCGGAGGGGATGCCGCGTGACCCGGCCAGGGTGTTGAGTGCGGTGTCTGCAAGGTCGGAAACGACGCCGCCCAGCCAGCCGCGCCACGTCGCCGCCACGGGCCGGGATCTTACGCGCACCGTTTACACGGGCGATAGGGCCATGCGGCGTCAGGCCACGTCGGCCCGGCCCCGACGGCGCAGGAACAGGTGGCTGGCCACCCACACCATGGCGTCCAGTCGGTCCGGGGAGTCCTGGCCCGGATCCCAGGTGGCGCACTGATCTTCCAGTTCGACGAACATCCCGGCGAACCACCACAGGCCACGCTCTGACAAGGTGGCGATGGGCTCGGCGCGGGTGCGCTTGCCCTTGCTTGCGGTCACCGGCCGGATCTTGATCCCGCGCGGCAGCGGTTCCCCGGCCCGGCGCATATCGGCCATGACCATCCGCAAGGTGGATTCGACCATGTCCCAGCCGTTGTTCTGCTCGGCCACGATGTAGCCCGCGTTCCACTTGATCGCCGCGCCCAACGCGATGCGCGCCCACGCCGCCGGGGTGTGATGCCCGGACAGGTCATCGAGCACGAACCCCTCATCGTCCAGCCGCCCGGCCACGATGATCCCGGTCTCGGCGGTGGCGGTGCCCTTGCGGGCCGACTTGAGCTTGCCCGCCGGGTCGATCGCTACCGCGGTCTCCATCTCGTGCACGTAGGGGGCGACCAGATCGGGGGTGGCCCGTTGGCGCTCGATCAACTTACGCGACCACAGTGCGCCCTCGGCCTCATCCAGGTAGCGGCCCAACAGTTCCTGATCAGCCAGGCTGGTCCCCTCGTACTTGCGCAGCACGTTATCCAGGAACACCGTGGCCAGGTTGGCCAGGTTGTCATAGGTGGTGCCGGTCGTCATGACCGTCTTCGGATCGGTGATGATCTTGCGGAGTTCGGGGTGCGGCTGCGGGGTCGTGGTGATCACGCACCGGGGATGGTTGCCCAGCCGCATGCCCAGCCGGTAGTTCGAGATGACCGTATCGAGCGCGTAGAACGTGGCCAACTCGTCCACCCACCCGGTGTGATGCTGCGGGCCGCGCAGCGAATCGGGTTCCTCGGACGAGTAGCAGAACGCGACACCACCGTTGTCGAACTCCACCCGGCGCTTGCTGGGCAGGTAGTTGGGTCGCTCGCTGCGCCGGTAGCAGCGCAACAGCCCGGATTCACCCTCGATCATGGTGTCACGCACGTCGGCCGCGGTCCGCCCGATCAGCGCGACGCGGTGCCCGGCCCCGATGTGATCGTTGCGCCACTTGACGAACTCGGCCCCGGTGCGGGTCTTCCCCCAACCGCGCCCAGCCATGATCAGCCACTCGAACCACGGTTGACTGACCTGGCGTCGGGTGCCGCGCCGGTCATCCACCCACCGGGCGGTGTCGGGCGGGGGGAGTTGGTTCCAGCGGGCGTGCCGCACCGGGTAGCCGTCTTCGGCCGAGTGCACCGGGCCGTGCGGCTCACCGTCGCAGTAGACGCGGTCGCAGCGCCACAGGGTGGCCCGGCGTTCTAGTTCGGCTTCCAGCCTGGCCCGCAGCGCCAGCTTTCCACGATCGTCCAGGTGCGACCACGGGGGAGCACCCGCCCCGCGCTCGGATTGCACGATGCGTTCGTGGCCGCCCGCAAAGTCGACCACATGCGGCCCCCTGCCCATCACGGCACCGACGGGTCATCGTAGCCATGATCGCGATCGGTCCGGTGCATGCGGCCCTGCCAACGTCCCGAGCGCGCCGACAAGTCCGGGTTGATCCGGTTGTCCTCACCGCGGACCGGAGGTGCGACGTCGGGGCGGGGCGGCACCGCCCGGGTCAGATCCTGCACCAAGATCGCGATCTCTTCGTCGAGCGCGTCATGGTTGGTCACGTCGACCTGCACCGGGGCCCGCGCGCCGGTGATGTCCATGATCCGATCGGTGATCTTGAGTACCCGGTCTTCGGCGCGTTCCTGCTCTTCGGCGCCCACGGTCGGACTCACCAACCTGATCATGTTGCGCTTCATCAGGATGTCCATCCGGGCCAGCGTGAGCGCCCGGACATGATCGCGTAGTTCGGTGGGTACCTCGGACTTGATCGCGCGATCGACGATACGGCTCACGTCGCGGGCGCTCAGCCCGTAGTGATCGCCGATCTCGACATACGACGCGCCGCCGATGCGCAGTTCCAAGATCTCGCGCTCGCGCCGCATCTCGGCCAGGGTCGCCACCTCGGCCGCCGGGTCGTGGTTGATCCACTCTTCCTCGGCATGGTCGTGGTTGCCCACGATCGCTCCGTTTCCGACCAGCCATCGGTGACCCTATGGTAACGCACCCCGGTTTGCGCCCCGGTGGTCAGCATCACCCTATCGGTCTACCCTTTCCACCCCTGCCCGTGTAAACGCCGTGGTAGACTCAAGGTGTCAACAGGCAAGGCAGAGACCCGGAGGACCCGATGAGCAACCCGACCAGCGCCCCTAAGTACGCCACCCGCGAGCAGTGGCTGATGGCCGCCTACGCGCTGCTCCGTCCCAAGTTCGACGAACTGGCCGAGATCGTCAACACGGCCGCGGAGGCCACCGGCAAGACGCTGCCCGGGATCGCCGTCTACACGATGCCCGAAACGATCCACATCTCGGTGGGCTTCGGCTGGGGTGCCAAGCGCGAGAACGAGATCATCGTCGGCCAGACGTGGCGCGCCGAGCGGTCCGCCGACAAGGTCAACCACATGTTCATCTCCCCGGAGGTCGCGCACGCGTCCACCGTGCTCGGCATCATGATCCACGAGATGCTGCACGTGCTGTTCGACTGCGACCACGGCCACGACCGGGTGTTCGCCGCGTTCGGTGAGGCCCTGGGTCTGGAGGGCAAGCCCACCGAAATGCTGCCCGGCCCGGCGTTCGAGATGGAACTCATGCTGATGGCAGAGGCTGAGCTGGGCGCCTACCCGCACAGCGTGTTGGACGTGCAGCGCAGCACCGCGATCGTGCCCGCCGGTGCCCCGGTGCCGGTCGGTGGCGGGATGATCGAGCGCGGCTACGTGGGCCCGGCCCCGCAGCGGGCCCGCCAGATCAAGGCATGGTGCTCGGGTACCGATGGCGGTTGCGGCTACACGATGCGGGTGGCCCGCTCGTGGATCGCGGTGGCCCGCCCAGTGTGCCCGAACCCGACGTGCCCGCGCCACCTGCACGACATGGTGACCGCGATCGACGCAGACCCGATCAACGGGTGATCACCGCCAGGGGTCGGGTGAGGGGGGCCGGAACCCCCCCGCCCGGCCCCCCGTCCGTGCGCCACCCGCGGGTCAGGCTTGTCCGAACACGCCGCCGACTTCGAGCACGTCCATGATTTCGAGCGCGTGATGGGAGCACAGACCTTCGCCGCGTCGCACCACGTACGCGGTGGTGGTCACCGGCCGGTCCGCGGGGTCGGGGATGGCCAGGCAGACGGAGCATTCCACGAGCGTCCCGTCCGGCTGGACGAGTCGTTGGGCCGCCGCGTGCACGTCGCACAGGCTTTCGCCCCGGTAGATCGTGACGGCGTTGACGTCGTCGGACTGCTCCGCGGGAGGCAGGCCGTAGCAGACGACACAGAACAGCTCGACGGGCACGGGAACGGTCATGATCTTCTCCTCGGTAGGGGTCGAACCCCCCGGTGCATCTCTACCGGTTGACCGCGCACGGATCGAGCCCTTGACATGAGGTTTCCGCGCACGTTTCTGATACGCCGGGCCGCGGTGTGTTTGGCTGGTCGGGACCGTTTACACGCCTGATCGGGTAGAGCGTACTGCCCGTCCACCGATGTTAGGGTGGGGCGGCCAGCAACTGGAGAGGATCACCCCCCATGACCGGAAACCTGATCACCAACCGGCCCGACCTGCCCACCGGTGAACGCCTGATGCGCGGGCACTGGGTGCCGACCTACCCGCACAACGCGGTGATCGGCGTCGAGAGTCCCCAGGAGTGGTGCCGCACGCCGGGCTATGTGACCGTGATCGGCCCGAACGGAAGCCGGGCCACCATGACCATCGAGTCCTGTCACGACACCTGTTACCTGTTGCCTGGGGCGATCATCGCCACCGGTTTGGTCCGCGCATGACCGGGCCGCTACTGCTCACCCCGACCCTGGCCCCCGACCCCACCGATCTTGATCCGCTGCGGTTGGACAACTGGTACGCCGACCCCACCCCGGTGATCATCCGACCACCCCAAGAGTTGATCACAGTGCTGCGCGGGGCGGTGCCGGTGATGTCCGCGGTCGGACGCGACCGGGCCGACGTGCCGATCGCCATGGCCATGTTGCGCGACGTCGATCCGCCGCTGTGCGTGCTGGCCCGCCGGGTGCCCGGCGCCTGGGAGAAGATCAACGGACTGGAAGCCGCGTTGATCCACCTGGGCCGGGTGCGGCAGGGGATGCCGCGCAGCGATAATGATCTCTACGGGCCGTTCAACCCGGAAGGTCCACGGCTGCGCACCCTGACCCGGCTCGACGCCGAAGTGCTGTTGATCGACGCGCTGCGCGCGGGCGGTCGGGGTCTGCTCACCGTGCTACACCGGTTGTCGATCATCGCGGACTGGTTGGTGGGACGTCGCCCGGACTGGGCCGCCGCATCGGCCGCGCAGGAACTGGCGCCCGCCTGGGATCCGATGGTGGCCTCGGCCGCCCTGATGGCCCGCCGGATGCCGCTGGGGGTGTTCTCCACAGAGTTGATCCCGTGGCTGGTCCCGTTGACCATCGGCGAACGCATCTACCGGGCGCCCACCGGGGCACAGTTTTTGAACAGTTGGCTCGATCATGCGCTGTGGGGGGTCGGGGTGGCTCGCACCGACGCCGGGTATCGCGACTACTCCGCGGCGTTCCGTGCGGAATGCCCACGTTCGGTGTGTGTCCTGGGTGAGCGGATCGTGGCCACGTTGGGCCGCCGGTCGTTGGTGGATGCGCTCGAACAGTGCCCGCCGGGCCGACGTCGGGCCGCGTGGCCCGCAGTGCTGGACGGCCTGGACGGGTTGCTCCGCCGGATCCGGGACTTTCGGGCGGTGCACCAACGGTTCGCGATGGAAACCCTCGGCTTGCGACCGGGTGACGTGGGCTCGGGCATGCAAGCCGCGCCACAGTTCGTGCCGCTGTTGGACTACACCCGCCAGGCGCGGGCCCGGGTGTCGGCGCTGCGGGGTCGGTGATGCGTCCGGTGCGGCGCGCGGCCCGCTCGACGGCCCGGGAGATGCTCGACGCCAGCGGGGCGACCGGACAGGTGTCGCGCTGCCTGAGTGATCACCAGATCCGGGCGCACTTCCCCACTCTTGATCACGCCACCCGGTTCCTGCACTACACGGCGGAGGTCAACTTGTGGTGGCCGCCCGCGCAGGATTGGTCGCCACCTCCGGAGCCGAAGGTGTGGTCGGCCACGGTGGCCCTGCCGGATCCGCGGCACCGGTCGGTGTCGGTGGTGGTGGCGTTCAATACGCGGTGGCTCGCGCATGTGCTCGACTCGATCACGGTGTGAGCGCGGCCGAGATCAACCTCTCAGATTCGGCCCGTTTACACGCCCACACTGTCTAGCCTGGTACCGCGTTCCTTCCGGGGCGTGTGCAACACCTTCATGGGGCCCACTGGACGCCGCCCCCCGGTGTCCAGCGGGAATCGCGCGATCCGGTCACCGGTATGGAGTGTGACCGTCGGGGGTCGCGCAACGCAGTGTCAGTCGGGGACGGGGTCCGGTCAGCCAGCCGGGCCCCGTTTCGTTACGCTCGGCCCCGGTCCTCTCGTCAGTGGTGTAGCGGTCCGGTCGGATTCGCTCATGACGCCGCCACTCGACGGGGGGACCATCCGGCTCAACCGATCTTCCACCCCCTATCGACCAACCGGTTGCTACCAATGCCGGGCGACGTCGAGCACCACCCGCGGCGGGTTGGTCAGGGTGAACACCCGGAACGGCAGACGGCCGCGCAGGCCCAGGCCCAACGTCACCTGGCCTTCGAAGTCACCGGCGAACACCGCGCCCTTGATCGTTTCACCGCCGATGCGCGGCAGCACGAACGAGCGATCCCCGGCCGCGTTGTGGCCTTGGGCAAAGATCACCAACTGGAGCTTGGCCGCGCCGGGCACGAACAGCACCCGCCCGGATCCGTCCTCGATGATCTGGCCGACATAGCGGATATCGAACCGCGGGGCCGCCCGGCCATCGGTCTGCACGACCAGCCGCGCGAAGCACGGGTGCGAACCCACCCGCACGGCGGTGATCGCCTCGTCTGGACGGGCCAGGCCGCTCACCTTGGGCAGGGACCCCCAGTTGACGTGCGGGCAGGCCGCAGCCTGCGACGCTACCGCGGCCGGGGTCACCTGCGCAGCGGCCGGGGTGGCGGTGGCGATCAAGGCCAGTAGTGCGGCCACGATCAGGGACACGAACAGGACGGCGCGATGCATGGGGTCACCTCACGTAGGACCGCGCAGCCACACGCGGCGTTTACACAGGCTAAGACGTGTGGGTCACGATGAGGTTGTCCGAATGGCCCTAAACGCCAGGCGGCCCCACCGCGGGCGAGAGGATCTAAGTCTTTCCCGCAGTGGGGCCATGAGGTCGGGGGCGAGACGTCACGCGTCTCACGCCGCGGGACCCGGGTGTCGTCAACAGGCGAGACCGGCGAGCACCCCCGACACGTTCTATTCTACGCAGGTGGCTTGATCACGTAGCCGGACCGCTTCATCGTCGGCCGCCTTGCACGGCACGCACATGTCCCACTGCATGCCATCGTTGTCCACCCACAGTTGATCAACCGGGATGGCTTCGAAGCACAGGCAGCACATGCGGTGACCAGCGGGCACGAGATCCCGCAGCCGGATGATCACGGGTCGATCTTGAGGGTGACCGTGACCGGCGCGGACCTGATCATGACCTTGAACGAGACCTGGCCCCATTCGCGCTCGGCGGGCGGTTCGGTCTCCGCGCCGCCCTCTTTGTCGCGCAGGTAGCGCAGGATCAGCGGCGCCAGCCGGATGATCAGCATCCGCTCACGTTCGTGGATCTCTTCGACCGCACCCATTACAGAGCCTCCTCCGGTATCGGATCACCGTATCCGGCGTGCAACAGGATGGTGGCCCACGCGCCGAGATCAAGCCGGACCGGCGTGCGCAACACTTGATCGAACAGCGGGTCGGTGTCCTTCCACAGGATCTTGACCGCCCAGAAGTCGATCAGCGCACGGGCGCCCTCGTCCTGCCGGTCAATGGTCAACAGCGGGACGAGGATCCCGGCCCGCACGTAGACGTGCCAGCGGACCACCGGGTGCTGACGCCACTTGTGGATCAAGAATCGGACGTCGGTGTCCAGCCCGTCCATTTGATCAAGCTCATACATCCACTGCTCGATGTAGACCCGCTCGGAATCCTTCACCGAACACACCATGCCGTCGAGCTTGGCCAGATCCCCCGGGTCGGCGGTGCCGCGGTGCCCGGTCCGGATCGCCCGGACGATCTTGGCGCCGAGTACCACGGTCAGGAACCGGGCGGCTTGGCGTTCGGCCTCTTTGCCCCGCGCCACGTTGGCGCGCGCCTGGGCACTGGAGATACTCATATCAGCACCGCCGACCCGGTGAGGGTGAACCGGACCCCGGTCTCATCATCGGGCCGCCACCGGATCATCACCTCTTCCTGGTCGGTGACGATCGGCCCGGCCACGCCGGACAGGGTCACGGTGCGCTCCATCTGTGGCTTGCCGTCCGGATCGAGCGGGACGAGCACCACGGTTACCGCACAGTAGGGATGGGTGCCGCTAGCACTGGTCATCTCGGTAGTGATCCTCTCGTCTGGGTTCGGTGGCGTCCCGCAGGGCCAGCGCGGCGCGGGCCGACCAGCCCAACACCACGCCGCAGGCAACGCAGAACACGCACAAGATCAGTATTTCCATGCGCTTCGGTATAGCCCATGGCCATGGGCGCCACGGACACCACGACGATGGCGACCAACGACCAGTAGCCGGTCAAGCTCACAGCGGACCGTCGCGATCCCGCATGAACCAACTGATCACGGCCAGGATGGCCAACCCGGCCAGGATGGCCAGGATGATCCACACGATGCTGAACGTCATCGGTCCTCCGGTCCCCGCTCATGCGGTGGCGCGGTGGCGACCAGTACCGCCAGGTACACGCACAGCCCGGCGAACACCACCAACGACCAGGCCACCACGAACCCGATCATGGCAGGTCCGCCGAGCCGAACTCGTGGCCCCACCCGCAGTGCACGCCGTGCCAGACGTGCCCGATCTCGACGTCGACCAGTTCCACCCGGATGCGCTCATGGCACAGCGGGCACCGCGCGGTCGGGCCTAGATCTCGATCGTCTGGCTGCGGATCCGTCGGGCCAGGGTCACCGCGCCGTTTCTGGTAGGCCGCCAGTAGCGCCGCCCCGGGCCGACGATGATCAAGTAACCGTAGCTCAGGGAGCCGTAGACGGTCCGGCCACGGTGCAGGATCCACCGGCAGCGCCGGATCTGTATCGGGGTGATCGGTGGGCTCGGTTGAGTCATCTCGATCGAGCCGCCGCGGGTCAGGCCCACCGTCACCCCTCATGATCACGCCACCTTGGCCAGGCGGCCGATGTCACCCTCGGGATCGATCTGCGCGAGCAGCCCGGCCAACTTGTCCGCACGGGCCACGCTCAGCAGATCGATCAATGCGCCGCGCACCGCGGGTACCAGCGCGGTAGCCGTGAACAGATGATCGAGGAGACTGACGATCACGTGCACGTTCTCCGCGGTCAGCCGCGCGGCCCGGTCCTGGGCATCGCAGCCGCGCAGATAATGCAAGATCACATCGGCTTCGGCGTCTTCGGTCAGGGCCTTGAGCGTTCCGCCCATGGTGTGCATCCTCTCGTTCGGTTCCATCGGGACGTGCGTTACGGCCGTTCAGCTCTCGTGCTCGTTCTGCGCCCGGATGGCCCGGTAGCGCGCCAAACGGTCGGCGGGCGCCATGGGCGCAAGGTGCCAGATGTGTGCACGCTCGACCAGGCCCAGACTCCCCGGCCGTTTACACAGGGAGCGGGTGCGGGTGGGCCGACGGTGCGCGGCGAACAGCTCCACATCGGCGAACGTGGCGTGACAGCTCGCGCAGTGCGCGGCGTCGCGGGGGAAGGTGGCCGGGCAAGAGCCACAGTGAGCGATCCGGGGCAGGGCCGGGGCGGTCATCGGTGATCAGATCCTCTCGTCCGGGGTGACGTGCCCCGGAGACACCAGCATACCATACCGTCGGTACTACCTACGGGATTCGGGGTGTGATGACTCTAGGCGTACTTGCTGTGCACTAGTAGTGGTGCGGCGCGCAATCGTCCAGGCTCGACAACGCCGGGTCGGTTTCATCGATCATGGACGGCAGCGGGTTGCGGGTCAACCGACGCATCGGACGCGGACGCTTGTGGGGGCTCGGCCGCTCCCCCAGGATCTTGAGCCGTTCGTCCGGCGGCAGTTTCGTGATGCACTCCCACAGCACCGCGGCCACGTCGGACATGGCGATGGCGAACTGGAGCGACGACGCCGCCCCACTGCCGATGGTGATCCGCAACGCGTGGTCGCGCTCTTGCAGCACCCACGCCCGCAGCGCCACCAGTTGGGCCCGGTCGGTGAGCACGTCCGGGCGCACGTTGGTGCCGTCGATGATCGGGACGTTGCCGTAGGTGCCGTCCCGCGGGTCGCCGTAGTGCGGCCACGGCCCACCGGGTGGATAGCGTTCGCTGTAGCCGTCCGGGTAGTCGGTCATGATCGGATCCCCTCTCCTAGTAGGTGGCCACCCGGAGCTGAGGTACGTGATCAAGGATGTGCATGGTGCCGCGGGGGGACACCCGATCACAGACGATGATCCCCCACGAGACGTCGATCAGTCGGCCGCTGCGCAACGCGTACGGGGTGACCGCATCGAGATCGGGTGTCGAAAGCTGAGCGCCCGCCCGCACGTGCCACATGCGGTAACGCCGGGAGTGCGCCTCTATCCATCCGCCGGAACCCCACGGCCCCGGATCGAACCCTTGCCGGTGTGCATGATCAGCCATCGGTGCGCCCCTCCTTAGCGTGTAAACGCCCGGGGTGGCCGCGTGCAGGGTAGCTGGGCTAGGACTCGTCCGGCGGAACTATGTGTGGCTCATACCCACCCGGCCGCTGGGCCCGTTCCTGATGGCCCTCCTCATCCACCCCGGCCGCGCGCAACGTCGGGCACGGCCACACGTAGTGATCGTCACGGGTGGGGTCCCAGCACGTCGAGCAGACACCGGGCCACTCGTGGCGCTCATCGAGTACCCGCGGGTGACACGCCCGCACAGCCAGCCGGGTGGTCTCGATCTCCACCGCGAGATCTACGTAGAGCTGCACGGCCTTGCGCGCGGCGCGGGCGTACGGCTCGTGCACCAACGGGTCGGCGCCGATCGCGCCCAGCGTGGCCCACCACATCGGCAGCTTGATGATCAACCGGTTGGGCGAGGATCTATTGGGCATCGGCGCCGTTGCTCTCACACCGGGGCCGCCCGTAGCGCTCATCGCCGTAGGTGGTGGCCGCCGCATCGGCTGCCGCGTGCTCGGCCTCGCCGTAGCGGTTGATCAGCCATGGGGACCGGCGGAACACGCGCAGCCCCCAGCACGCCTCGCGCTCGATGAGCAAACACTGGTCGTTCTCGAAGGTGACCAGTACCGCGCCGTGCGGCTGGTCGGCCACGGCGCGCACCACTCCGCCGATGATCGGTTCCTCCCCGTCCAGTTGCTCGAACTCCACATACATGCCGATCAGCCCCACGTAGTGCAGTGCGGTCATCATGGCGATCCTCTCGGTTATGAGTTAGGTCGTGTGGACCCACTGGCCGGTTGCGTGCTGCACGTAGCGCAGCGTTGCCCGGTGGCTTTCGCGCGCCGAGCGGTTGATCACGGGTCGAAAGCGCGGGCATCCGCAGAGCCCGCAATCCGACCCCCTTCGGTAGTGCTCGTGCGCGTTTTTGAAGTGTCCGCAGCGGCACCGGTACGCGCGCTTGAGATGCATGATCCATGCCACTGTGCAGATGATCGCGGCAATCAACGCGCCAGCCACGGCGACGATCGCCCCGATGTATCCGGGTGCGCCCATGCGCGGCATGGTGACCGTTTACACGCCGGATGTGTCTCATCTTGAGAGGTTGATCAATCAGTTGATCAGTCCAAGTCGCGATGCGTCCAGTGATCAAGTAGGGCGCGCACTTCGGGGGGCAGCCGCCGGTAGTCCCGCCGGATAGCCCAGATCAACACGCCGCAGAGCGCGAGCAGCGCGGCCAGTACGATCGCCCCGGTCATGATCAGCCCTGCGCCGGGTCGAAGAGCATGCCCTGGCCGAGCCCGGCCACGCACAGCGCCGGACCCTTGTCGGTCACGGCCATGATGTTGCGCCCGGCCCGCCAAGCCGGGATGATCAACTGTCCGTCGGCCGCGCACGGATCGATGATCACGCCGTCGGGCAGCCAGTAGAACAGCGCCTCCCGAGAGGTGATCTTGGGCTTGTAGGGGTGACCGCTGAACGCCTTACCGCGGCACCACAGCGACGAACCCCACCCCATGCTGATCTTCCAGCGGATCTTGCGGACCGGTTTGGTGTTCCACCCCATGACCAGCCCACTCAATCGGGCCTCCCCCATCCGGTCGTGCAGCGCGGTGGCCAGCGCTTCCCCGTCGGGGTCGTCGGCGACCACGCCGCGCGGGTCGGTGACCACCATCGGGGTCAGCCGCAACCGGCGGCAGTAGGTGAGCATGCCGTCCAGGTCGTCGAGCACATCGGGCACCGACCGGCCCGGGGGCGATGCCATCAGCCAGCACCGCTCCCCGCGCCAGGCTTCGCTCAGCCGTGGATCGTCGGTCATTGCGCGCCCCGCAGATCGAACACTTGCGCCGCGGTGCCGATGCACGACTCGACGCCGATCACGGCCAGCCGGAACACCGCCGACAGGTCGGGGTGCACGTCGCGGCGGAACCGGTCCTCATCCATGCGCAACTTGTTCAGGTGCATGCCGCACACCGGGATCACGTTGGCCAGGGCCTGCGCCCGGATCTCCGGATCGGAGCCGATCATCTCGATGGGGCACATCGGGTCGTCGCAGCGGTGGTGTCCGCAGGCGTCCAGGTAGTCGGCGGTGAACCCGGCGATCAAGGTGGCGGGCCGGTTGCACAGGCTGGGTTCCGTGGAGAACAGCGGGGAGGTGATGGTGGGCAGCACGGTGGCGCAGCGCGGCCAGTCGGTGTGCGGCGCGGACAGGTGCCCGCGGGTGGCTTCCTCGCCTTGCAGGGTCTTCCCGGCCAACACCCGGGATTGGATCTCGTGCAGCGATCCGGGGCCCAGGTCGGTGAGGGTGACCCCGGCCGGTCCCGGGTTGGCGTCCGGTGAACAGGGGTGTTCGTGATCAACCGGGGTCGACTCATCATCCCGCATGGGGTCTGAGGGGGGCCGCTCCGCACCCGCATAGCCCCCGGCCCGTGCAAACGCTTCGATGTCCGACGGGTCCCCGGCCACGATGATCAGCGCGCCGGGTCCCTCGTCCTCATCCGGCTCCGGGCCCATGATCGCATCGAAGCACGGGCCGCAGATCCCGGACACCAACAGTTCCCGATCGTCGGCGCTCAACTCCGGGAACGCTTCCTGCACGAACGCGCCCCGGCCCATGTCCCACGCCTGGTATCCGGTCCTACTCACGGTGATCGTCTTGGGTGCGTGGCAGTGCCCGCACTCACGGGTGATGTTGATCGTGTCAGCCATCGGGTGATCCTCTCGGTTATTCGTGTCCGCCCGGTTGGGCGTTGATCGGGTCGGTCGGTCGGTCGTCGTCGGTGTCGTCGTCCCCATCGTCGCCCGGGAACCCGTGCCGGTAGTACCACTCATCGGTGTCGGTGATGACTTCCTCGCCCCGCGCCCGGCGCACGTTCGGGTGCTCCCATCCGGCCGCCGCTGCGGCTTGTTCGTCCCGCTTGTCGGCGGCCCGGTCGTTGCGGAAGTCGCGGGCCAGGCGGCACAGCCGGGTGACGCGGCCCACCTCGGCGCGGCGCCGGTTGTCGGCCAGGCTGACCGCTACCTCGTGTTCCATCTCGCGTTCCCGCCAGTGCCGGGGCTTGATCGGCATCATCTTGGCTTCGGCCTGGTCGTAGTAGCGGCCCTTCGGTCGGCATTCGGAGCACTGGCACAGGCAGGTCTCTTCGCCGCGGTTGGCGCGCTGGGATCCGTCGGGCATGGACAGCAACGGCATGGCCTGTTCGGAGCACGTGCACCAGTCGTAGGTCATGCCGGATGCGGTCATGCCCCCGGCGAACGAGCCGCCCCCGTTGCGGTTGGGTGCTGTCCAGTCGATCGGCCGGACCGGCTTACCGGCCTGTTGTTTGGCCTGTTGGCGCCGCGCGGTGTCGAGGGAGCCGACCCGGACTTCGCGGTAGGGCAGGATGCGCGACAACAGCCAGGAGTGGCGTCGGTGTTCGAGTTCGCGTTCGGTGTCCCACCATCGGGAGGTGCGGTCCCCGACGGTGACGGCCCGCCCCGGCTGGTTGATCTTGTCGATGCCGGACGCCTGGTGTCCTTCGGCGTGCACGTTGCGCACCTTGATCAGGATGGCCAGCCCGGCGACCAGCACGACGATCACGAGTGGGGCGCCGAACGTTTGCACGGCCCGCACGAATCCGAGCAGCACCAGACCGGTGATCAGCGCCGCAATTCCGATCTTGGTCATGACGTGATCCTCTCGGCTAGTGGGCCCGGCAACGGGTGTTGGCGCAGTGTCCGCCGCGCCACAGCGATGAGCACAGCGAGCACCATAAGCGCCCGTTAGCCGCGAACGTGGGGCTCTGGGGGGTCTGCCCGCAGGTGCAGGCCAGCAGGGATTTCTTGCAGCCGCCGCACTTGTCGACGCGGGTGTAACGGGCCCGTTTGGCCTGCGCCTCATGGATGCGGCGGGTTTTGCGGGACTCGCCGATGAACAGCGCGAGCCCCACCAGCACGATGATCATGGCGGTCAGTTCCTCGGCTCGGCCAGATCCTTGCCGTGCTCCCAGCGGTTGAGCGCGGCCCGGAGTTGGCGCACCGCCCGCGGGTCGAGGGTGAGCCGGGTGGCCTTGAGCTGTCCCTCGGGTTGCACGATCATCCGCACCCCGGGCCGCGGGTCGAGATCGGCGTCGCGCTCGGCCTCATGCTGCGGGCAATCGATCAACGTGATGGTGTCGGCGCCCTTGGTCGGGTAGGCGTGGATCGTGATCGTGTTGCGGCGCGGCATCGGGCGGTCTCCTGATCGGGCGAGTTCGGGCGGGTAGCGGATGGCGCCTTCGCCCCACGGGTCGGCGTCGCAGGCGATCAGGCGTTCGGCCAGGCCGTCCATGATCAGAGCCTCCGGTTAAAGATCGGGTAACGCTTGCCCCAGAATCGAAAGGTGATCTTGTCCAGGCGGTCGGGCCACGGCGGGCGTTCGGTCCACGTCAGGGACCAGCGACCCTCACGGGTGGTGCGCCGGATGGGTTTGCCGGGTCCCAGGGAGAAGCCCATGATCAGCCTTTCCCGGGGTGCGGCACGGGTTCGGTCCACCCGTCGGGGTCGGGATCGGGTCGGCGCACCGGGTAGGGCGCATCCGGGTCGGGCACGGCCATCGGGTAGGCCAGCGCGTCCAGGGCTTCGCGCAGTGGGCGCAGGCTGGCCCGGCCGGTCATGTCGGATTTGCCCGCGGAAGCCAGCCCGCGATACGCCTTGATCACCGCGGCCACTTGATCGACCTGGTCGGAGCGGATCGGCTCGGCCCCACTGATCACCTTGCGCTCGATGCGGGGGCTGATCAGTTGCTGGCCACGCATGGCCAGGTCGCACAGTTCGGCGCAGGCGCTGTCGCGGGTGGCGTGCACGGAACGGACGTGCCGGTCCTCTTCGATGCCGGTGATGAACAGCCACACGACGGGGTCGGTGCTGGAACGGGTGCTGCGGGCCATGTCAGACGTCCTCTCGGGAGCGGGCGATCAGGTCGGAGATCCAGATCCGGAGTTTCATCCCGAGCACGATGATGTTGGCGGTCACGGAGATGAACAGCAGTGCGTCGCGGCCGAGGATGCGCCCGACCAGCATCATGATCAGGAACACGATGGCGAGCAGTCCGATGATCCGCATGTCACGCGTCCCATCCGGTGGACAGCCCGTGCGGGGCCACGGCGCTGTCATCGGCGCTGTCATCGGTGGAGGCCCAGCCGTAGGGCACGGCCGCTGCGCTGTTGTCGGGGGTGGGCACGAGCACGGTGGCCACGACGTGCTCACCGAACACCGGGTTGAAGATCCGGTCCCCGGCCACGATCTTGCGCCACACGTCGGCCACCGCGATCTCCAGGCTGGCGTACACCCCGACCATGGAGTGGATGTTGTCAAGGTCGGAGTTGCCGATCTCGAACGAGTCGGTCTCGACGATCCACACGGCCTGCACGGCGCCGGACTCCAGGGCCGGGCGGGTGGCCGGGTGCAGGGTGTCGAGGGTGGCGCTCTTCCAGTCGACCAGGGTGGCCAGCGCGTAGATCGTGCTGGTGTTCAGGCTGGCCGGGAGTGCGGTGCGCAGGGTGTCGACGGTGCTGGCCTGGGGGGTGGCGGTGGGCTGCTCGCTCATGATCAGATCCTCTCGTGATCTTGCCGGGGGCCCGGCCTCCCCGGCCCCGCTAGGCACCACTATACCACGAGTACACGGGTCTTCACTAGTCTGGCCTAATGATCCCTCGCGATCCCTGGCCACCCCTCATGATCCCCGATCACCCCACGCATGCCTGATCATCGCCTGGTCACCGGTGTCACGCCCTGATCATCCGGCTCCGCTCCCGCTCCCGCTCCGCTCCGCCCGCCCCGCC